CAGCTGCTGCAGGCTGGGCATTTGGGTCGTGCGCAAAATGAACATGGAGATCTCCTTTACGAGGTGGTCACCGGGCTAGTCGAAATGGGGTTGCCAATCAGATCGGTGATGTTCTTGATCACCGTGATGGCCATTATGGGAACCGCGTGCAGCTCGACCTTGGGGGCCTGCACTGACACGACGAAAGTCGCCTCGCGCTGGTTACGCATTGCCGCGTCTTCCGAGTCGCTGTTCGCGCCTCCAATCAGCGAAGCCCGGGCGGTCATGCCCCAGTATTCCGGCAGGTGCAAAAGCAGGCCGTAGCGGCTCTGCTCGTTTGGGAATAGCAGATCCTGCTCGCCTACCACGTCGCCGGGCATTACCAGGTGCTGAAAGGCATCCTCGACCATCAGCTTGAGCCTCGACCGCATGGCCGACGAGCCAGCCCGGAGCGCCACCGTAAAGCGGTCGGTCATTTCACCGGTCCGCCACAGGCCGAAGCTCGGGGGCCCGGGCGTGGCTGGCGTGATCGTCTCGACGGTGTCCTCGAGCAGGGCCGGCGACAGCGCCGCGTCGGGATCGTAGGCCCACTCGGGCGGGCCCACCACGCAGGCGGCTGGCGGGTCGTACTCTTCCCCGGGGGCCGGCCACTGGTCGAACACGTGGTTGAACTTCACCACCTGGCCGTCGACCAGGCGGCTCACGTTCTGAATCACCCGGGTGATGGCCAGGGCGCAGGCATCGCGCACGTCCATGATGGCGGAGCGGCTGTAATCCGTGGCCTGCATTTAAGGCCTGCCCTCCGCGTCGGCGATGGCGTTGTGGCAGGCCTGCCGGCATGCCTTGATGATGTCGACCGAGGCCCGCTCGAAGACGTGCTTGGCAGGCAAGCCGCGCCGCTTGATGGCAGCCGCAATGGCGAACGCAATCGACAGCTCGGCACTCTTGAGCACCGACTCGTTCGTGGCGAGCTTGTGCCGGTGCACCCAGTCGACCAGGGGCTGAATGGGCGGAAACGTGCCAGGCCGGCGCCCCCGCTCGATGATCGAGGCGTAGACGCTCTGGCTGAAAATGCGCACACCGTGCGCGATGTTGACCACCTTCCAGGATCGCTCGTAGTCGCCCCGGTCGAAGGCTGGGCGCGGCTGCGCGGCCCGGTTGGCCTGCACCACGAACATGCGACCGCGCTCGTGCATCGTTCGGCGCGCGGCCTTTACCGCTGCGTCGTGGCGCTCCTTGGGCACGCGCGAGATGTAGCCGGCCAGGTCGTGCATGTGAATCTTGCGGATCACGACGGCACCTCGGGCTCTACCTCGTAGCTGGTGGATTGCTTGGTCAGGGGCAAGCTCCACGACATGGCCGAGCGGCTGAGCATGGGTACGGCACCGGGAGTAAAGCGCCTGGGCTTGGGCGGCGGCACCGTCTGGCGGTCCTCCCGCACCTCCCAGAAGAACTCGACGTTGGCCAAGTTGGTCTGCTGGCGGGCAGGATTGCGCAGGTCCGGGGTCCGGCCGCGCAGGTCGTCCTCGCTATACTTGGCGCTGATGCGGTCGATAAAGATGCCGCCAGCCTCGGTCATACCGAATTGCGACATGAGAAACGAGGCCTGGGACATGTCGCGCACCCGCGGGGTTGGCAGGATCTCCCGGCGCGAGATCTCCCGCGGCCGGCCCACTCCCTTTTCGCCTGCCCACTGCCAATGCACCAGAAACACGCGGTAGGGGCGCAGGCCTAGATCCGTCCCTATCTGGCGAATCTCGTCCAGCGACGGACCCAGGCTGCCAGCCAAGCTTCGGGCGAACTGCCCGGGCGCCAGAGGGTGCACCTTACCCGCGACCTCGGGCAGCTCGGCCCGAATGTCAGCTGGCGTGGTCCGGTCCTGGGGCATGGCTAGTCGGTGTCCCCCGCCACGATGTAGCTAACCGTCGACCCGTCGCCTACGACCTTGATGGCCGTCAACTCGTCGCCCAGGGTGGGCAGAAACATCATGAACAGGCCCCCGGCGCTCAGAGGCACAAGCTGGTCGGTGCCGGCCGCGCTGGTGAGCTTGAGCTGAACACTGTTGCCCACCACCACCGCCACAATGACGCGCACCTTGGTAATGCTGCCCAGCTCCAGGGTGACCGGCGGGTTGCTGCCCGTGGCCCCTACAATGTCGCGCTGATTTTCCAGCTTGGCCGCTGCGGTGTATCGGAAGCTCGTGTCGACCGGGCCGGCGCCCATGGCCGACATGCCCAGCGAGATCGCGTTCAGCATGCCCTGGTGGACTACAGACGATGGGATGGACATCAGTGCCTAACTCCAATCGCCCCGACGTTGGGGCCCCGGGTCTGCGAGGGCAAGAAGTGTGCGATCTCCGCACTCCAGGCAATGGGCGATCCAAGCTGCCGGGCCAGCCGCACGGCCCACCAGCCATACTCCCGGCGCAGCTGGTCGATCTCGTCCTCGCGCATTTCGATCCCCTCGGCCTTGCTGGCCTTAAGGCGAACGCGCGCGTCCGAGATCTCCTGGTCGCACTTGTCGCACTCTGTCAGCACCCGCCGGATGATCTCCTCACCGGCGGGCAGAATCATGTTGAAGGCCTGCTGTAGCATGTAGGAAAAGGGTGTGGGAAGGGGCGCGCCGATCGACATCGACGGTTGCATGGCTAGGTTCGGGTACTCAAGATGGTACCGAATCCGAGCCTTTTCCTCTTCCGACAGCACGGTGCGGGCTACTCCTTGACCGGCTCCAGCTTGACGACCTGCTTGATAACCGCCCACACCTTGGGAAGGTAGTGGTTGCGGCTCAACACCTGGCCGCGCGCGAACGTGGTGCGGACCACGCCGAGCATGACCTTCGTGTCCTCGACCACGCGCCAGAGGACCGGCTGGTCGGACTGAGGCGCACCGACCGGCTTGGCCGGCGGAACCGGGGGCTTCTCTTCGGGCTTACCACCCGCGGCGAACTCGTTCGGGGTCAAGGCGGCATCGGCCACCGACGCGGGCTCGGGTTCTTTGTTCTCGGTACCCTTGTCGGGCGTGCCCTTGGGGGCCTTGGGAATCAGGGCCATGGAAGCTCCTTTGCGCGAATGGTTGGTCGGGCGGGGAAAGAGGTGGGGCGCTGGACTCCAGCGTGTTGTGCTACGTCGCTAACCCGCGACGGGGGTTGCACAGCGGCGAGAGTCCGGCGCCATGGCATAAGCCACAGACGACTGAAATTCGGTCGGTCCACCAGTGGGGGGCAAAGCCCCCCGATGACCGCAAAACCCAACCGAAGTTGGGTGCGCCGTCAAAAGCGGGCGTGGACGGCCAGTGACCAAACCGGCCGAACTCGTAACCGCTGCCATCAGGCGCAACTGCGGTGCTAAACCGGCATGTTCGTATGGGCGAACGCACAAGGCGTCACCACCATGCCGGCGGACCAGAGGGCAGCGACACGACCGCGTGCCCCTACGGCTGCCACAGGCGAGCCCAGGTCCAAACATCGGCCCGAAGGCCGAACCTAAAGCAAGGCAGCCCGTCGGCGCTTTTGCGCCGGTCGTGCCGGGTCTGCCTTGCACAGTAGCCACAATTGCCTCTTCGTGACTGCGGCCGGGCCTACAGGCTTTCGACCACGCAGACGCGCTTGTACCGAGCGGCGTCGCCAGTGGCGGCGTCGGTGCGGCACGGCCAGTCCATGAGGCACTTCCAGATGGACGTGACCATTTCGTTCAGCACGTCGATCGGCGCGCGAATGAACACCTGCACGCGGTCGGCGTTGACCTCGACCCCGTTGGCCGTCAGGCGGGCCGGCTGGAACTCGCCCACTTCGCCGTTCACGCCGGCAGCCGTGATCAGGCCCGACATGTCGTTGAAGTACTCGTACACCGCCTCGGCGCCGATGCAGATCGGACGCTGAATCTCGTCGCCGCTGGCGTTATACATCTCACCGCCGAAGCGCTCGCCTTTGCGACCGCTAACGTAGGTGTTCTGCAGGCCACCGACCACGTTCGACGCGCGCGGCGTCTCGGTGTCGACGAACACCAGACCACCCAGGATCGTCCCGAGCGCAAACTCGGTGAACCAGTAGTGGTCGGGCAAGCTGGTCAGCAGGCGCTGCGCCTCGTCCGTGGCGAACAGCTCGGACTTCGACGTGCTGTTGAAGTGCCAGTGGTAGTAACCGTCGGGCAGCTTGGGCACGTTCTGATCTTCGAGGCGCGCCACCGCGGCCCGATAGAGATCGTACGTGAAGCCCATGTTGGCCCCGGTCACGCTGTCGATGCTGTTCCCGCCACTGGCGCGAACCATGTACGAGGCGTCCATCGACCAGATCGCATCGCGGGCCGAGAGCGTTACCGTCTCGAGCACCGTGAGGGTTCCCGGGCCGGTCTGGTCGCCAGCCGTGGCCGGCGTGTAGCCTACGACCGTCGCGGTGTAGTTGGTCCCGCCGTGGCTGAAGGTGATGGAGAGGGGGTTGTTGCTCGACACGGCCGCGAACTGCACGGGCTCGCCCGCGGGCAGGTCGGGACGACGCGCGGTCGTGAACCCGTTGAGGCGCTGCACCGGGATCGTGCTGGCACCCGAGACGGCGGCACTGGCCACGGTCCAGCCGCTCATGCCTGCGTTATACAGGTTGTCGCGCACCTTGCGGTTCAGCGACTGGGCGGCGTGCAGGCCGAGCTTGTGCAGGTTCTCGGTTAGCAGGTTGACGATGGCGAGCGCGCTGGTGGGCATGTGGGTGTCGGGCGCGCGACCCACATACTCGTGCAGCTGCATGTCCCACTGCTCCTTCGTGTAGTCTTGCGCGTCGGGCGTGTCGCCTGGGACGATCGGCTCGGTCACAGGCTGCATGAGCCCGGTGCCCGTGAAGATGAAGCGGTCGCCGGACTGGCCGGGCTGGCTAATCGACGGCGCCTCACCGCGGAACAGGTTGCGCGGGTACAGGGGGTCGAGGAACTGGCGGACCAGGCTGTTATCCTGGACCAGCTCGCGGGTCGTCGGATCCTGGAGAATGGCGGAGAAATTGAGATCGGGCATTGGTTTCCTCTTTGTGTTGGCAGTTTCGGTTCTTATCGATCAACGACCCGCGCAGTCCCCTTGACTAGCCGAGCCCCGTAGCAAAGCCCCGCACACCCTTGGACCGCATGTGCCGGTGAAACTCGGTCTTGCTCATGCCCATGGCGCCGGCTGAAGTGGAGCCGTTCGTCCGGGCAAGTTGGCCGCTTGCCGCTGCGGGGGTGGGTGCCGGCGTCGACCCAGGGACTTCCCCAGACGTGCCGGTGGTGGCCAGGACTTCGACCTCGTTGAACAGGAGCGGGTGCGTCTTGCGCAAGCCGCTGAAGAACTTGGCCTCGTCCATGAGGGCCTGCTCCTCGGGGCTCTTGCCGGACTGCGCTCGCTCGTACAGCGTGATCGCGTAGTCGACGTCCTTTACCCCGACGTTCATCGCAATGCGGGACAGCTGGGTGCGGGCCGCTTCTGCATCGGCCTGCCGCTTCAGCATGCGGTTTTGCTTGCTGAGCTTGGCGTTTTCTCGCCGCAGCTGCTCCGCCTCGCGCAGAGCGCGGTGGTCCTGGCGGGTCGGCCTGGGCTGCTGCTGCTGCTGATCCGGCTGGCGCGGTTGCGCCTGCTGGCCGCGGGGCGGCTGCTGCCCTTGCCTGCCGTTTCGGGCCGGCGGGGTGGTGGTGGACTGCTGCGTGGTGGTCCGCAAGCTGTCCAAGTGCTGGAGCATCGACTCGTGATTCGCGAAGCCCCGGGCCTGCGCTTCCTTGTCCAACTCGGCCCTGTACGCTGCACGTCCCGCCTTGGTGGCCTGGTCAAGCCGCTCTTTGAAAGCTCGGGTGGGAAGTGTCACGTTCTTGCCTTGTGGAAGGATCGGCGCGGTGCTGGTGCTGTCGCTCGCTGCTGCCGGGGGTGCCGGCAAAATGGGATCGGCTGCTGGAATGACTGCTGGTGTCGGTTGTGCTGGCGTGGGGATTGTCGGATCAGGCATGACTCGCTCCTCGTGGGGCTCTACTCGTCTTGTCGCGGTCTACCGGCTGTATCGTCGCCGTCGTCACGAGTGACGACAGAGGCGGGCTGGAGCACGCGAGTTGCCGAGTCACGTTTGCGCGCAACAGGGACGCCCCCGGTGAATCCGGGGCTGGCGTATGTTGCGCGCGCGTTCATGGGTTGGAATGAAACTGTGTTGCGTGCCCTACGGCCTACAGCGCGTCGGGCGGAAGCAGGGCCGAGGCCTGCTGCGAGAGATCGCTCTTCGAGTACATCGCCGAGCAGTGGGTCACCAGGTCGCCGGCATAGAAGGTCAGGCCGGTGCCGCCGTCCCAGTAGACCTGGCCGCTGGTGAGCACCGCCGTCGGGTCACGCACGATCTGCTTGACGCCGGTGGCGCTGCCGCCGGAGACCGTGGTCGCGATGACCTGGAACAGGCCGTTGTCGGTGGGGGCCTGGGACAGGGTCGCCTTATTGCTGGTGACAGCAAGGGCCACGTCGGTCAACCCGCCGGTCAGCTTGTTGACCTGCGCGATGAGCAGCACCACGGCAGCCGCGAGCGCGGACTGGTCGGCCTGGGTGTAGCTGGCACTCGCGGGGCTGGCGATGCCTGTGGCGGCGATGGCGGCGTTGGGCGCCAGCATGACCGAGGCGAGATCGCCGCGGGGGAGCTTCTTGTTGGCGTCGGCTTGGACTCCAACAATGGCGCTGTTCAGCTTCTGGCGGACGGTGAGGACTGACGTTGTCGTGCTGGCCATGGGTCGTATTCTCCGTGGACGGTGGTTGTGGCGGAGGAGCTACCTGCTACTCGACGCCCTCGCTGCCGCCCCGGGGGGCGACGGGACTTTCGCGCTCGTGAAGCGGCATTGCGGTCGAGGTGGTGTCGTTCTCGGCCGGGGTGCGCCCTTCGGGCGTGCCGTGCTTCTGGTCGTATTCCTTCGTCGTGTTGCGCTCTGCTTCGGACATGGATCTTCTCCTCGCTGGGCCCGCCCCTTAAACCGGCGCGGGACGCTTGTGGGTTGCGGGCTTCGTTTGCTGCTCGAGCAGCGGCCGGGATCGCTTTTTGCCCATTTCGGCCGGGTAGCTATACCCAGCCCCGGTCGGGTGACCGTCGGGAGCGGCGTGCTCCTCTTCGGTGCGAATGTTGCCCCGCTTGCCAGAGAGGGCCAGGGCCCTGCGGCGGCCGGGGGACATGGGCTCTGTCTTGAACGGCATGGCTACTTCCTCCGAGTGGTGGTGCCCTCGACAGGGCGCTCGCGCTGGACGTAGTAGGGCAGCGTCCGCGAAAGGTTTTGCGGCTTGACCGCGATCTTCTTCTTGGCGCCCTGGCCCTCCACCGACACGCCGCTGTCGGGATCGGCTGGCGGGTCCTGGTCGAGCAGGTGCGTAAAGCCGTGCTCGCGCTGAACAAAATGCGGGTCGACCATGGGCAGCGCGCGCGTTCGGTCGACCCGGTTGACCCCAGCCGATGCCGGGTCGGCAAAGCGCTGCGGGTCCTTCAGGTTGCCGGGCATGGGTTAGTGACCCTTCGCGTACGAGCAGGTCCTCGAGCAGACGCAGGTGGCGCCCCGCTCGCAGCCACACTCGCAGCCCGGGCAGCCGCAGACGCAGCCGTTATCGTCGTCGTCGTCGGCCGCCTGCTTTTCCTTTTTGTCGGGGTCGTCCTCGCCCTCGTCCCCTTCACCCTCTTCATCCCCGTCACCAGCGCCGTCGCCCTCTCCGTCGCCGTCACCCTCGCCCGCGCCGTCTTCCTCCTGGCGCACGACCGCGCGGCACCAGCCCACGAAGCCGTCCACGTCCTCCAGGTCGAGCGCCTCGCCCAGCTTGCGGAAGTCCTTTTTGCCCGCCGTCTCGACTGCCCAGTTGGTGAAGGCATGGACGGTCTCGGCGTCCAGCGTCTCTTCCAGCTGCTCGACGCCGGCCTTTGGCTGGTCGTCGCTGCCGGTGCGGAACTCGTCGACGATCTCGTTGATGGTGGGCACCGCCTCGCGGAAGTCGTCGGTTAGCGACTCGACCGTGGGCTCGTCCTCGTCGTCGTCCCCTTCCCCGTCTTCGTCCCCATCCTCGTCGTCGTCCTCGTCGGCACCGTCGGCCCCCGTGTTCTCGCCCTGCCCGTCGTCTCCAGCCTCGGCGTGCTCGGCTTTCTTCTTGCCACCCTGCCCTTCGTCCTCGTCGTCGGCTTCGTCGCCTTCCTCGTCGGCCTCCTCGGCCTTGGACTGTTGCAGTAGCGCCTTCAGTTTGCGGGGCGGTAGTTGGCTGGTCATGGTCGTGTGCCCACCAGTAAGGACCCCGCCCCGGCGTC